GTCGAGTAGACTGTTGGTCCCGTCAATGCCGATCTCCACGTAGAACGCGTTGTCATCATCGGCTGGATCGTTTGAAGTAGTACCTCCACTAACCGAGACAGCGTACAAACCGGCTTCGTTGGGGTAAAAACCTACACCTTCATCACCGATTGTGTAGAAGTCACTACTACTGAGCGGCGGATCATAGTCAACGAAGGTCAGCGCGTCAAAGCCGCTAAGTGTAAGCGACTGATCTACGTAAAGCTGAGCCCTATCGGTAGACCCGCCACCACCAGTTCCACCATCCTTGTCGATGACGTCTTGAACGACTTGCTCAATCGCCTTCTGATTGGGAACGATGTCCCTTTCACGTTGATGAGCTTCGAGGTTTCGCATCGATTCCCTTTCGGTTTGGTCAAAGAGCGGCGTGGGTGAACGCCGTGGCAGCCGTGAAAGCTGAACACCCACCTTACCAACGGCTGCTAGGCCGCTGCTTTGCCCCGATGCCTCTCTGCCCTCGGAAAAGTCTCCTGGAAAACTCCCCCCGGGGAATTTTTTGGAAGCCGGGCGATGCAGAGGGGGGTGGAGTTTTGCGGACCCCCTCCCCCCTCTCAAAATTTTTTTGAAACTTTGAGAGGAAGGAGTCAGGCCGCGTCTGGAAATTCTTTTGTAACTTTGATGAACAAACCTGTGACATTCTCTTGAAGAATCTCGTCGACTGCATCTCGCATCGCTAACTCTTGGTCAGCATCGGACAGCTCGTCTGATGTGACCAGGATGCGGGCGAGGTAGGCGCAGGTCTGATGGCCGGCCATGATGTATACTGATACCAAGACCAGAAGTCATCGAAGGGATCGTGAGGATTGTCAATAGTACTGATTGCTGTTCTTACCATGACTCTCCTTTCATTCCTCATTCAATGCATCATTGAGCTGACCGAGTGTGACACCAAGCTGCTTAGCAATGTCACCCCTTGAGTAACCAGCTGCCAGCATGGAGCGTGCGTTGTTGAGCTTGGATGTAGTCAAAGGCTTCTTGTCACGAGGAGTGGCCAGCTCATTGACCACATCCATGTCAGACTTCCTAAGGATCTGCTCAAGCTTAGACGCACTGATAGCCCCTGCTTGAATGGCTTCCCATTCCTTACCAGTGATGATGATCTTATCACCAGTGGATTCCAATCGAGCACGGGCTTCTTGCAAGGCTAAGTTCTTTACCTTCTTCTTCTCAGCCTTCTCCATGTTGGGGTTGGACTGGACCTTGGCCCTGTACACTGCGTTGCCAATACGCTGGGCCTCCCGTTCGAGAGGACGTCTACGCTCCACCTCATACAGCTTGGAGTTGAGTGATGCAACCTCATTAGCATAGGTAGCCTTAGCACTCTGCACCTGAGGTGGTGGCTTGATAGCAAGGGTGTCTAGTCGTGCCTTGTTAGCAAGGGCTTTGAGTTTGTTAGAGTAGTCGGCATAGTAACTCTCTACTGTGGTACCAGAAGAGAGATCATGTGCATCGTCTACTTCCCTAAGCTTCTCGCTAACGATCTCTACAGGATCACCATTAGCCTTAGTGGTGTTCTTGAGTACGTAGACGAGCTTACCTGTCTTCGTATCAATAGGGCCACGGTTACCAGGTGGGCCTTCAGACATACGCCTAAGCCTACGATCAGGCACACGATGCTGTGATCCAGCCCTAGAGATCAGGGTTGAAGCGCCACCTGTACCTGTGATGCTGCTCTGGTACTTCTTCTTCAACCCTGCAATGTCGTTGTCAAGGGCTGACTTACGATAGTTGAGATTCTTCTTCTCAGCATCGATGACAACCATTGAATGCTTGACTGCTTTGACAATGTCCTCAGGAGGGGCAGCACGAAGGGTCATGTCAGTGATGAGGTTGGAAACCTCACCCATCTTGGCCTGCATGTTGCCGATCGGCTTCATGCCATCGTACTCAGGGTATTCAGACTTAGGATCGAAGTCCTTCAGACCATCGAGTGCAGGCGTATCCTTGATGCGACCCTGATTGTCAGGGATGACAAGGACCGTATCTCCATCAAAGTCTGCACCAGAGAGGCGCTGAGCCACCTCGTGATGGATGCCAATAGCATCAGGCACATCACCAAGAAGCTTCTTGCCTTGAGGGTTTCTGTTGTTGACGGTCAATCGAGGGATCTCGAATGTGCCAGCGTGTGGGTGACGAATCAGTACAACTGTTTCGCCATGCTGGAAGCTTGGAGCAAAGACCTCTGTTGGCTTGATCTTGTCAAGCGGCAACAGAACTCTTGGCGCCATCCTAGGAAGCTTCGCTGCTTTGAGATGTACTGCCGCCTTATCCGTTGATTCGGCGAAGTCCTCAAGCATCTTCTTACGAACAACCGGATTCGTAAGCGCCATGATCTGGTCATAGCGATTCTTCCTACCCTCATAGGTCATATCGAGCTGAGTCTTGACCAGAGAAGGACGCTGCTTGGAAAGCATCTGAGAAGAAAGGTTCTTAGACCATTCGTCCCATCTACCTTCCTCATTCCCCTTTTCTCCACCACCAACGATGTTCATCACTGAGCTGACGGTATTGGGAATGTCCATCCCATTCTCGTCTTGTTCAGGGATCTGTCGAACAATGGCGCCGAAAGGAAGATCCTTGACTACCTCACCAGTGGTCTTGTCTCGAACCAAAGGCTTCATGACGTAGTCTTGTTCTGACTGACCTTCTTCTCTACCGTCCCTTGATTTGGGCGTGTTGTAGACAATGTCTACACCATCAGGAAGGTCTTCCTTGTACATAGCCATTCCCTTGAGGAAATGACCATCGCCTACCTGTACCCGAACCTGTGCATAGCGAGAATGTCCAAGAGAAATGTCTTTGACATTAGGCCGTACATAGATCATGCCGTCAGCCTTGTCGCCACCGTCTTCCTTGTAGGCGATCTGCACTCTGCTGGGATGGAGGGGTTTGGGAGGAACAGGCTCAAAGAAGCTCCTGCCACCATCAGGAGTCCAAGCGCCAAGAGGCTTGATCTCCGTCTTGTTCATGGCGACCTCTCGCCACGTAGTGCCTGGAGCAGCTAGCGCCTTCGTCTTGGTCTCGTGACCCGTGCCAAGCTGTGTAACCGGAACCGTGTGAACCTCGTACCCCTGCTCCTTGAGGAGAGCAACAGCATTGTCCAGTCGAGTGCGAGAGATACCAAGAGGAAAGTGATGCTCGCTACCGGTACCGATGTCGACATACTTCTTCTTGGCAACCTCGTTCTTGAGAACGTTGGCTGTGGAATCAAGGATCTGGGCCTTGTCACGGGCGCCAGGCTCTAGCAGAGTGCGAACAGTGGTGTCCTTGGACGGAGTCCCGAACATCTGCTGTGAGATCGCACGATTGGACATGCCCTTGTTGTGCAGCTTCTGAGCAGTGTCAATCTGTTCCTGCTTCTGGCGGTTACGCTCAATCGACTTGCGTGCACGCAACTGAGTGAGCGGGATACCAAAGCCCTTTGCGATGATCGCATCAGGAACTCCGGCTGCCTTGAGCTCAGAAACGAAACCAAGGAAGTCCTGGTTCCGGACAGGCTGTGGTCCCTTGACCTTGTAGGCCTTGTCAAGCGCCTTCTTTTCCGCTGGCTTGAGTCTCTCTTCGCCACCAGGAATGTTGTTGTGAGAACCCCAGGGGTAACGCCCCGAGTGACGAGGCGTGCCGTAGTGCTCTAGATAATCGTCTTCATCAATTAGCAAGGAATTTACCTCCTCAGTAGTCAGAAGCCTTCATCTGTTGGATTTGCTGGTCCGAAACGACAATCTTCTCCATTACATAAGCAATATCTTCTGCGAACGGTTTATAGGGCTGGATTTCGTCTCCTTGATAGATCCGAAGCTCCATGTCAATGTCAAATGGACTGTAACCGTACTCTAGGCAGAACAGGGCGGCGTAGATCTCCAACTGTTTCATTGAAGTTGGAGAAACGCCGGTTTTGAGATCGTGGATACGAAGCTTGCCTCGTCGAAAGCAAATGGTGTCGGCTGTGCCGAAACAGTTGTCTGAGTAGTACAACAACTGCTCACATGACATCGTGTATTTGATGCCATCAGCCACGTAGTCAGCCATGGAC